GGGACTATGTGAGATTCCCGGAGGGGGCGAAGATGACGGACGGTTGGGACCTTGAGGCCGTCCAGAAGGGCACGACCTACGAGTGCTCGAAGTGCCGCGAGCGCATGGAGGACAACGACGAGGTGCGGAGCATCTGCAACGAGGTCGAGCGTGGCGCCGGGTTCGAGCCTACGGCCAAGGCGGAGAAGGCGGGCTACGTCGGCCTGCACGTCAACGCATTGGCATCGACGAGCTGGGGCTCGCTGGCCGTGGACATGATCAAGGCGAAGGAGGTCGCTGACGTCATCGGAGACCAGACCCCGCGTATTTTGTTCAAGCAGCAGTACCTCGCGCTCCCATGGGCGGATGACCAGGGCTCGATGGTGGTGAGCCTTGAGTCGTCCGACTACGCCATGTCCGACCCTTGGGAGGCGGTCTGCTACATCGGCCCGCGCGGCCAGATCGTGGACAAGGCCGACGCGCCGGATAGTTCGGTCAAGTTCCAGACACTGCAAGTTGACTGTCAGGGTGACCACTTCTGGACGGTTGTGCGGCAGTGGGCTCGCACCGGGCACAGCCGCTTGGTCCACTTCGGCAAGGTCAACAGCACCGACGGCCTGACGGACTGGAGCGGGCTGGACGCATTGGCCGTCAAGTACGGCGTCCACCCTCAGCTCGTCATGGTAGACTCCGGCGACGGCAAGTCCACGCAGGAGGTCTACAAGCAGTGCGCGGTCCGTGGCTGGTACTGCGCCAAGGGTTCGGGCCAGGAGTACTTCAACATCAAGACGAAGTCGGGAGACACGGTGCGGAGGTTCTACAACACGCCGACCGCCATCCATGTCCCTGGCATCCGCACGCCGACCGCCTTGGTGGTCTGGTCGAATCTGAGCGGCAAGGACCTCTTCACGGGCATGAAGGCTCGCAAGGTCTTTTCCTATGCGCGTGATGCCGACCCCTCTTACGTGGAACAGTTGAATAGTGAGGTCCGCGTAAAGGAAGCGGGCAAGGCCATATGGAAGCGGAGGCAGGGCGTCCGCGATAACCACGCGTTCGACTGCGAGCTGCTCGGAATGCTTATCGCGGCCCGCTGGGGTCTGCTCGGTCGGGACGAGACCCAAACCTTACAAAGCCCGCAATAGTATATGCTCGGCATCTACGTAGGCGTACCCGAAGACACGCTCCTGCAGTACAAGCAGGAAGCGCTCGGCGACCTTGGCAAGGCCGTCACGTCCTACTCGGACTCCGGCACGTCCGTGAACAAGCAGTTCGGGATGCCTCCCGCGCAGCGCCTGCAAGAGATCAACTACGCTTTGTCCCGCATCGACCCGAAGAAATACGGCGGTGCCCATACCTCCGTTCAGATTAACTGGGATATGCGGGTTGACCTCTGATGCGTAAGAAAACCACCCCATCGACCAAGGCACCGAAGAAGGGAGCGACCGCTTCCTACTCGCAGTTCGCCAGCACGACCCAGTCGGGCGCTCGGCGTATGCTGTTCATCGGCGCGGTGAGCGACCAGCGCAAGGAGGTCACGTCCGGCACGCGGCTGTCCATGGTAGGCACGTCCCGCTGGGCGGTCCGCAACAGCCCGATATACAAGCAGTGCATCGACGAGGCCGTGCTCATCTCCATCGGTGACGGCCTCATGGTGCAGTCGAAGGCGAAGGACCCGAAGGTGGCCGTCGCCCATCAGAAGTACTTCCGCGACTGGTCCGTCCGTTGCGACCTCACGAACCGCTACAACCTCGGCCAGATTCAGGCCATGTGGATGTCTGGCGCGCTCATCGACGGCGACTCGTTCGGCATCCTGACCAACGACCCTAAGACCGGCGTCCCCAAGATTCAGGTCCTTGAGAGCCACCGCGTGGGCTCGCCCTCCGACAAGTTCGACCCGAACAACGTGGACGGCGCCTACCTCGGAACCTACGGCGAGATCACTGGCTGGAACGTCTACACCGACGGCGAGCAGAAGAACCGCTACGTCCCGGTCAACTCCATGCTGCAGGTGATGGAGTTCGAGCGCCCCTCCGCAGTTCGCGGATACCCTGTCCTACAGTCTTCGCTGAACTCGGTGCGAGATCACCTGGAGGTCTTCAGCCTCGAGGTCCGAGCAGCCCGCGATTCGGCGGACCATACTTTAATCCTCAAGAAGCAAGGCGGCGTCCTGCAAGACGACCCGGCTTCCAAGTTCTCCGGCGACTACAATTCCTGCGAGAAGATGGCCAGCCAGATGGGCGGCAAGATGCTCGTCGTCGATACGAACGAGGACCTGTCTCAGCTGACGCAGACCCGCCCTTCGCAAGCGTGGATCGGGATGATGACCGCCATTGAGCGCGACATCGTCCGCCTCTTGCCGTACGAGTACCAGGTCACGCCCGGAGTCCTCGGTGGTTCCTCGGTCCGCCTAGTCGCTGGCCGTGTGTCACGATGGGCCAATAAGTGGCAGAGCATTATCATCGACAGCCTTGACCGCGTGTACGACTACGTCATCGCCGACGCCATCGCCAAGGGCAAGGTGCCGGATGACCCGGACTTCAACCGCAAGACGTGGATCACGCCCCGCGACGTCACCGTGGACGCAGGCCGCGAAGCCGCCCAGGACCGTGCCGACCTGCAGATGGGTCTCACCACCTCGCAGGCCATCCTCGGCAAGAAGGGCGAGACCTACGACGAGACGCTCGAGCAGCTCGCGGTCGAAGCCGAGAAGCGCATCCAGAAGTCCAAGGAGCGCAACCTCCCGCTTTGGATGCTTTATCAGTCGCAGTTCAACTGGCTGCAGCAGGGTCAGACGTCTAGCCAAACGCCAGACGCTGTCGCCGAAAATCTCGACCTCCCTCCTCCCCCCGAACCCTCTACCAAATGAAGTGCCTTATCAACGGACTCTCGGGCCGCGAGCCCATGCTTTGCGACCCTATCAAGGCCGCCAACCACATGAAGTACGCCGAGAAGTACGGCGTCGTGGACGGCGTGCTCGATATGTTCTTCAACCCTGTCGCCAAGCCCTACGTCACGCAGGGCGGAACGGCGGTCATCCCGCTCCAGGGTTTCCTAGGTGTCGGTCTCACCAAGTTCGAGAAACTGACCGGGGCCATGGACATGACCGAGGTCGGCGACGCCATCGACGAGATGCTCGCCAACCCTGCGGTCAAGCGCATCGCCTTCGAGATTGATTCCCCTGGCGGCACCGTGGTCGGCACGCCCGAACTCGCCGACAAGATTGCAAGCATCCCGCTCCCGACGATGTCCTACGCCAAGAAGCTAGCCGCCTCCGGGGCATATTACACCGGGAGTCAGAGCGACCTATTCTATGCCAGCCCCTCAGCGATGGTGGGCTCGATTGGCGTGATCAGCGTGGACGAGTCCTACGACGAGGCGTTCAAGAACATGGGCCTCAAGGTCGAGGTGTTCCGTGCTGGCAAGTACAAGGCCCCGAACATCGCCGGCGAAGGCTACACCGAAGAGACGCGCGCACTCGAGCAGAAGGCTGTCGAAGCCATGCACGAGGAGTTCAAGCAGACCGTGCTGCGCAAGCGTTCGCTCGCACGCCGTGAGGACATGGAAGGCCAAGTCTTCACTGGCCGCGAAGCCGCCGCCAAGAACCTCATCACCGGGCTGGCCTCGTCCTTCGCCGAAGCCCTCGCGGCTTTCGAGCAGGTCGCCTAACCTTACCCGCCTCGCAATAGTATATGACCATCGAAGAACGCTTCAAGGCCGCCGAGGCCGCTGTCGTCTCCCTCACCGCCGAACGCGACGATCTGCGCAAGACCGTCGAAGCGTCCGTCGTCAACGTCTCTGCCGAACTCGACCAGGTTAAGGTCGAAGCCGCGGCTAAGGACCAGAAGGTTCAGGAACTGGAAGCCGCTCTCGCCGAGGCCAACGCCAAGATCGTCGAGCTCGAAGCCTCCAAGGCCACCGCCTCCGTCGAGGCCGCCAACATCCTCGCCGCTTCTGGTGTCGAGCCTGTCGCCGCTCCGGTCGCCGCCGCCGCCGTCGGTTCCATCGCCGAGCAGTACGCCGCGATGCCTGCCGGTCCTGAGCGCCGTGCCTTCCTCAAGAAGCACAAGGCCGTCCTCTTCGCCGGCAAATAATTTCTCACCCCTCACCCACTAATACACACCTATGGCTAACACCATCAACAGCGCTCTGATCGTCGATACCGTCGCCGAGCTCAGCCTCACCTCCCTCTCGAACCGCCTCGCCGGTCTTCGCAACTTCGCTTCCGACTTCTCCTCGGACGTGAAGCGCCCGAAGGACGTCGTCCAGGTGGCTCTCTCCACCGCTGGCAGCGCCACGCTGACCAACCCGACCAGCTTCAACAGCATCGGCGACAGCACCCTCGGCGCCTCCGCCGTCACGCTGAACCACCTCTACCAGCCCTTCGGTCTCTCCTACGCTGACATCCAGAACGGTATCAAGCTCGAGAAGATTCTGAAGATCAACATGGACAAGCTGGCCGACTCCATCTGGGCCGCCGCTACCGCTCCGATCACCGTCGCCAACTTCGGCGCCGCCACGGTCACCGCCGCCGACTCCGCCGTCACCCCTGGTTCCGCTCAGCTGAAGGCTCTCTGGGCTGGCGTCTCCAAGGCCGGTCGCAAGACCCTCATCGTGAACCCGGGCATCTACTCCCAGCTCATCCCGACCAGCACGACCTCCCTGCCCCTCTCCGAAGGTGCCTACGGTTTCGAAGGCGGCGTCTACTACGCTTCCCTCTTCCCCTCCGAACTGAAGTTGGCCGGTTTCGCCTGCTCGGCTGAAGCCATCGCGATGGCCGCTGCCTCCCCGGACCTCGAGTCCGTCGGCGGTCAGTTCCTCCTCAAGGAAGTCGTCCCGATCGAAGGTCTCGGCATCAACGTGTCGTACAACGTCTGGGTTGACCCGACCACGCGCAACCTCATCGGCTCCATGGAACTGATGTTCGGCGCGAACAAGGGCATCACCTCGGGCACCATCGCCTCGGTCTACAACCCCTAATCGGGGCTGAGTCCTGAAACAGCCCCCAGCAATGGGGGCTTTTTTGTATCCCTAATTTCCCACCCACACCTATGTCCCTCTACGGTTCTACCTTCCTCTCCGACTTCCAATCCATCCTGGCAGACATCGGCGTCCCGGCTACGGTCGGTGGCAACCTGTTCCTTGTCGGCCTGTCCACCCCCATGGACACCCCCAAGTTCGACGCTGGCGGCTTCACCGAGCAGAAGATGTGGACGGTGCGTTTCGCCGCCGCTACGGCCCCTTGGACGGCTTCTGACGGTCGGGTTGGGGGTCAGGTCGCCACAATCGCCTCGGGCGTCCCTGCGGCCTTTCTGGCCCCTGGTAAGAAACTGACGGTCAACGGTCAGGTCCTGCGGGTCAAGGGGCAGTCCTACAAGCAGGCCAGCGCCGTCATCGAGCTGCAGTGCATCGACGATAACCAGTAATGGCCAAGAAAGACAGTCGCATCGAGCCTAAGAGCCTTGAGGAATTCAATGCTACGATGAAGCTGTTTGCCGAGGAGATGGGCTCGAATGTCGAGATGATTACCCGCGAGCAGATCAGGCTGATGTGCCGTGACGCCATGACCTTCACCCCCCCGATGCCTAAGGGCGGTGGCCGTGGCCTAACCCCTGGTGCGAAGAAGGCAGGCGATAATAAGACAGGTAACGACATCAGGCGCATCTTCATCCCGATGGACCAGCCTGTCAGGGGGAAGGCCGTATTCCTTCGTCAGATCATCGCGGCAGTCAAGGGCACCGGGCCAAGCGGCAAGTCCTGGATGGACTTTATCCACCTCCAGCCGACTGAGGATAAAATCAAAGGTCTTTCCCCTGTCCTCCGTAAAATCATGCAGGACCAAGACCCCCGTCGTGCCTTTGCCAAGGCCAGCAACTACCTGAACAAGGCCCGGGCAGATGGGTCGGTTCGTCCTCTTGAAGGACCTACCAGCGACCTGCGAAGCATCCACGATAAGTACAAAAACAAGGTCGGCGGTCGCTGGCCTAAGAAAGCCCCTATCGGCGGGCCTCAGTACATGGTCGGCACGGCTATGCAGCTGGAAGCCTACATCGCCGAACGCCAGTACAAGGTCGGGCGCGTTAAGGCTGGCTGGGCGATGGCTCAGAGTCTAGTACCTCTACCAGTGAACAAGCGCGGCAAACCATATAACCGAGGCGTATACGACGCTCCATGGGTTGATGCTCACCGCTCTTCAATGGGTCAGTTCTCCGCCGTGCGTTCTGGCCAGAATGTTGCCATGACAATCACTAACCTGATCGGCAACATCAACGCCGTGGCCGACGACGCCGACACGCGGAACATCGTCTACGGTAACCGCGTCAAGCAGATGGAAGCAGCCATCCTTGAGCGCACTAACCCTACGGTATACTACGCCAACCGCCGAAAATAACTTTATGCCTGGAACCAAATCCGCACGTCATATCGTAGAAGCCGTCTTGGCTACCTACCTCGCCGCCCAGACCGAACTGGCTGGCGTCTCCATCTACCTGGGCGACTCGGCCGATACCAATGTCCTGCCCAAGCTCATCGTCCTATGCGATACGGCTAGGACGCCCAACGACATTCCCCAGGGCCTCGGTAATTACTCATGCAGCATCCGCGCTACCATGTTCGACTCTGCCGACGATACCACATTGACGGAGCATCGTGCCCGGGTTGCCGCGATCGCCGGAGCCATGCAGGACCTGTCTGCCATCAAGGCCGCGTTCATTGCCGGCGGCGATGCGACCTGCTACGACGTCACCCCTATCTCCGAGGACGAAGGGGTCAACGAGCGCTCCTGGGCTTCGGTCCTTGGTTACGACGTGCTAGTGGTCGTAAACCCGCAGGCTTAACCTTACCTCGTAAACAATAGGTATACCATGTGTGCCGCCGTCGTCCAGGGAGTTACTGCCATCTATGGCGTGGGAAATACCACCGTCTCTAACGCCATCGTGCAAGGTTACACCAACGACGGCGAGTTCAACAACGAGACAACCATCGTCGATGAGACTGGCGTGACCGTTACCTGGAGGGGCGACGATAGGAAGACCCAGATTTCCGTGGACCTCGTCGCGAAAACGGCGAGCGTTCCGGTGCTTGGTTCGTCTTTTTCCGTGACGGTCAACACGGCTTCTGCCTACGGCTCCGGCAGCCCTTCGACCTCGTTCTCCGGCTGGGTGACGAAAGTGTCAGACCGCGGATCGAACAAATCCTTCTCTGCCGTGACGGTTACTGCCGTCGGTTACGAGGCCATTATCTAACGGATGGACCCGCGCTTCATAAGCGCGTTTACGGACCCAGCGCCTCGCATCAGGATGCTGGGCCGTTTCGTTTCACCGTTCTCCCTACTTCGGCGCGTTCAACTGGAAGCGGCCGAATCTCCGTTCGTCATGGAAAAAAGCGAGGTTCGTGCGCTCGACCTGCTCATCGCGGTGAAGATCTGCGCCGGTGAGCCAATCGGCAAGCTGAGCCTGAAAGACCATTACTACCTCGGACGCCTGAGCGCCTCCGAGCATTACTTCGTCAAGCAAATGTCCCGCTTCTCCGAGTATGTCCTCATCGACGCTTGGCCTAAGTTCTGGGACCGTAAGACCAAGAGTACAGACTCAAGCGGTATGCCTTGGGTCCTGACGGTGGTCTGCAATCTCATGCGTCACGGCGTGTCAGAGGAGCGTGCCTGGACCATGCCGGAGTCTCAGGCCATCTGGCTGCACTCTTCCTTTGCAATCGGTAACGGCGCTGATATCAAGGTGCTCACCAAGGAAGACGAAGACATGATCTCAAAACTCGAAAACGAATGAGCAACGTCGTACAATTCAGCATCACTGGCGACACTAACGCCGAACAGGTAGCCGGGCGGGCTAAGGCCGCCGTTGCAGGTCTCGACAAGCAGATGGACGGAATCGGCAAGAAGTTCGGCTCAGGTTTCAAGGACATCTTCCTTTCTTTCCTTGGCCCTATGGCGCTACTTAGCACGGCCATGGCTTTCATCGGCAAGATGATTGCAGATAACCAGCGTAAGCAGGAAGAGGCCAATCAGGCCGCCATCGACGGAACCAACAAGCTGATGTCAGCCGAGGACAAGTACTGGGCGAACAAGCGAAACAACGAGAAGAACGCCAGGGAAACAACCGAGCAAGCCGCAACTGCTCGAGAGGATGTGACATTGAGTTTTCTTCAGAACGATCCACGCGGCAAGGAAATGGTTAATAAAATCCTGTCTACTTTGCCTGTGGGGATGCGTGCGTCTGCCGCTTTCAATACCGCCAATTCTATGGCACAGCAAAAGGATGTGCAGAATAAGGTGCAAACCATGATTGCCGAAGACATCAAGACGAACCCTGCGGCCGGAGCCATGCAGGGCAAGGATACTACCTTCCGTGGCCCCGAGGGCTTCTCCAACGTCGTCGGCGTCGGAGCCAACCCGGTGCTTGAGAGTCTCACACGTCAGACCGATATCCAGCAGCAGATTCTTGACTATATCCGTACCCCTCAGTCTCGCTCTGGCATCACCGATGTTGATTTCACAAAGAACCCAATCGACATCCGAACCCTATCCTAATTTATGGCACGATCAGATAAAGGATCAGAACTCAGCACTAAGCTGCTTCAGCCTGGATGGACAATCCAGTCAGATGGCTTCGGCTTGAATACCTGTTCGGCCACCTACAAGGTAAACGCTTCCGACGCTCCGGCCATCAATGTCAGAGGTGATGCTTTCCCAAAGTCCGAGTTCTCTTACCTGAAAGCGCACAAGTCCAGCATCAGTTATGATGATCTTGGCATGGCAACGATGCGTATCGACTACGTCGGCATCGATCCTACCGTGAACAGCGGAGCATGGACTAATGCGAACACCTCAAGCGCTAACGGATTGACCGCCGAGAACATCACATCGCACCCGGCTTTCTTTGAGGGGACGGCTCCATTTTCAAGTTCTATCGCAGGTCCTCCAGATTATACCGAAGATGCGAGCGGCGAGTTTGCGCCGAAGGTCGGAACCGGTTATGGATTCCTAGGACAGAACGGCGCCTGCTTCGAGAAGAAGAAGGGCGGACGCTTCATCGGTTTCGTGAAGCCTGAGTTTAAGCCCCTTTACGGCAAAACACAGTACCTGGCTTCGACGACTACTTACTCCGGCGTTATGTACGTCAATACGCATCAATCTGCCAGAATCTTCTTGGACTATCTAGGCTCTGCAAACGTGACAGCAACTTGGGGCTCTTTTGTTCTTCTACCTCCATGGGCTGAAGTTGGAGCGGGCACTTACGGAAACAAGAACCTGCTATCACAGGTCAACGTGGAGGAGTACGGATCGCTTTATAAGGTCATGTACGAAATCCGCTACTCCCGAGAAGGATGGAGCCCGCTAGTATATTGGAACATCTGAGAAGCTTAAAATGGCTATTCAACCAGGAGTCGGATATACTTTCAACGCTTCGAGCCAAGGTGAAAACCTTAACATCGAGAAGCCTTGGAGCGAATGGGAATCGAGCGGCGGAAGCGCTCCCCTGCAGCAGTTCCAGCTAGTTCTTAACACCATCACAGTCGGAGAAGGCGTCGGAGCTGCCACTAAGACAATCCTATCGGTCGTGCAGGGTAACCTTCTATGCACGGACCTTATCGGCGCGAATGAAGCATGGGTGAGCAAGTTCACTAATGCGGCCATCACGCCATCTGGAATCACCCAGGTCATCGGCACGGACGAATCGACCTTCATCAATTGCGAGACCGGCACGGCAAACACCGGAGGCCCCGGAGGATACCAGCTGCCCTATAACAACGGAGAGGCCGGCGCCTACTGCAAGTACGGCATTTATCTCCTGCAGATCAATAACCAGAAGACCGACATCAACCCCGTCATCTTCATCGCCGACGCGGACGAGACTTTTGTCGACTGGATGTATGAGCTGCCGACGGTTCCTCCTGTTACCGTACTCGACCCGGACGATCTCGGTCTTAACGAGTACCCTGCTTACGACCTGATCACCATCGGTACCATCTCGTTCGCCCCGGTGAGCAAGGAATGGATTATCGACCAGCATTCCATCGGGACGCTGACGATGGTCGAGCCCGTCAAGACCGGCCCGCAACTCCCGGCTTGGGCTCCCCCTGTAGAGCCAGACCCTGCGCCGTTCCAATGCAGCCAAGGCCGCGTGACTGAGGACGGACAAGACTTCTGGTGCCTCAAGATTGGCAAGGGGTCGATTTCGTACTCGGTCAGCAATATGCCAGAAATCAAGCTGGGTGCCATCAGCAACCAGTACCAGTCATACTACGAGGGCTGCACGGCTTTCACTCCAGGAACCGACAAGACAGGCGATTCGGTCGACGTGGCGAAAAGCCCTTGGATGCTCGGAGGAGGCTATGACCTTCCCACCGCCCTCGGAGAATATTGGCTTTTCGCAGTTTATTGGGACATCGACCCGGACACATGGGGAGGCAGCGTGACTTCCGTCAAAGGCTACCCTGTGCTTTGTTTGATTGATTCGGATAACGCAAATTCCTGCTTCAAGGAGACAGGCCCGGGCTATTACTACAACCTTACGAACATCAAGCGGATGGACGGTTATGCCAACAAGTTCGCCGGAAAGGACTGGGGCTTCTGTCATACGACTTACTTCAACCCTATGAAGTTCGGCTTCGCGGCCAAGAAGCTCGCCAAGATCACCGTAACCGCTTCCGCTGCCGGAACCGTTACCATCGAGAAACTGCAGGAGGCCGACGGCACCCGCAACCGCATCGACATCATCAAGTTCAATGGCCGCGTTAAGTCTGGCGGCATCAAGTTCAAATACGATAACGACGTCACAAGCGGGCATAAGTCCGGCTATTTCTATCCGGGTCAAGACGAGTACGCCCGACACTTGTACAACGCCCTTCAGGAAATCCCTAAACTCAAGCGCAACGTACTGGTGTCGCAGGTCGACGATTACACATTCTACGTCACCTACATCAACCATCTGCAAATGCGCGAGTACTGGGGCGACGATCTCGACAACGGGGAGTACGTCCTTGCGGTCGATACCAACGAGCTTCAATGGTTCGATAAGGAATACGAAATCGAGCAGTACCATACAGGTGCTCTCGAGATGATGATTCCTCTGCAGTTCAACGGCACACAGCTCTTGAGCAAGGAAGGCTGGAAGGAGTCTGAAGACCCTTTCTACATCAACAAGAACAGCGGATGGGAGCAGGTGGTCAACAAGGATGACCCATTCAATATCGGGTTTGCGCAGTTCCTGACTAATCCTCCCATGTCTATCGTAAGCAACCAGACTCCTGCTCCTTACACGCCGAAAAATTTCAACGATATCTACTTCAGGGAGAACGGCTGCGACAACGCCTGCGAATTTCCCTTCCAGGTCAAGAGAGTCGGCGACTCCTTCTCGCTCTGCGGCGGCATGGTCAACAACGTCATGCTCACGGGCTCGACGACGTTCTCGCTCTCGGACGAAGATTACATCTACCTTATCTGCACGGTCACGACGGAAGGAACTCCGCTTGTCTACCCGGTAACCGTCACGGCGGCCGCCGGGGATGTCCCTGCGGATACCGACCTCGCCGGCCATATCGCCGTCGCCCGACTGGTAGATGGAGAACTCGTCCAGCTCGTCACCGGCTCGCTCTGGTCTGACCGAATCAAGCTCGGCGAGGCCGTTGCGACCTACTACTTCGCTAAGGTCTAATGGGCTCGATGATTCCATCGACTTGGTGCCAATTTCGTTTTGTATTAGGCGCCCAGACCAATGACGTGACGAGCGACTCGCATAATGTCGTTTACGCCATGGGCGGTCCTAACCTCAAGTCGGCTGCAGCTGGATCTGGACTTCTGCGAGGATTTTTGCACATCACCCCAGGCAACACCATTTACTGGCAGCCGATTCTAAAGAACGTCATGGGGTTCAATGAATATACCGGGGAGGAGCAAAACTTCCTATTTATCCTACCGGGTGGTGAAATACCTTCACCGATATTTACCGACGAGATCAAGAAGGAGCTGGTAGGGGAGGAAGTAACCCTATCTGGTGGTTCCGTAACGATTACCAACGACCTATTTGGATTTTTCGGCGGTCAATACCACGGTGACTCGACTTACAAAGGCGAAGTCCAGCAGGTCGGTAAGCTCGAAACCTTCGGTTAACCCCCGGCTACGCCGTAAACCTTCCAATTCGGACAATAAGTAAGATGTCCGACACCGTCACGCTCTCGCAGGGCAACACCTTTGCCGCCAATTTCGTCTGGACTCCTGGCACAACCGGCCCCGCGAACCTGCTGGCGACGACCCTCACCTCGACGGTCGAGGACAAGTGCGGCAACCTGTACGACCTGACGATCGTCAAGGCCGTTGACGGCCTGTCGTTTACCTGCACCTATCCGGGCTCGACCGCCAACTGGTCGCTTGGCCTTGGCCGATGGGACATCAAGTTCGTCTTCCCTGGCGAGAGCATCTCCCGCACCGAGGTGTTCAGGGTGCAGATCATCGACTCCGTCACCGTCTAATTTATGCCCTACGGAACCATCACGTCCACGGAGAATACCTTCGGCACGGTCAACGGCGCCTTGTCTGGCACGGTGGCCGGAACCCTCTCTGGGAGCGTCGGCGTCCCCGGCCCGCAGGGCCAGCAGGGGATTCAAGGGCCACCCGGGCCAGAAGGGCCCCCCGGAGAAGGCGGTACCTGGGGCTCCATCGTCGGGACCCTGTCCGCTCAGACGGACCTGCAGACGGCGCTCAACGGTAAGTACTCTACCAGCAACCCGGACGGATTCATTACCTCTGCGGCGCTTACTGGCTACCTGACCAAGGCTGGGAATCTGTCCGGGCTGGCTGATGTCAATGTTGCCCGCGAAAACATCAACCTTGGGACGAACGCCGAAGCCGAGTTTTATTCGGTGTTCATGAACAACGGTACCGCCCATGCCCAGCTTGAAGCCGACAACGGCCTTCAGGTCTGGGACACTTCGACGAGCGAGACCGTCATCGTCGCATCTTCCGGCATCACCTTCCCCGATCTGACCGTCCAGACGACAGCCTATCCTGGCCCTGCAGGTGCGACGACGTGGGGCACCATCGCCGGCACCCTTTCCAACCAGACAGACCTGCAGACGGCGCTCAACGGTAAGTACTCTACCAGCAACCCTTCGGGCTTTATCACGTCCTCGGCGCTGACGCCTTACCTCCTGAGCTCGACGGCGGCCTCGACCTACGCCCCCATCGCCGCAGGCCAGCCTACCGCGGGCACGGTCGGGCAGGTGCTCACGAAGAATTCTGGCACCTCCTGGGATTCCAGCTGGCAGACCCTTATCCCCGGCGACCGTTACCTGACAAGCTCGACGACGAGCCTGACCATCAACAACGCCAACAAGACGCTGACCATCGGGACGGGTCTTTCGTACACTACGCAGCAGGACATCGTCATCACTTACGATGCGGCGAACCATATGCACGCCCGCGTGCTGACGTACAACTCCTCGACTGGGGTGATGGATGTGGACGTCATCAGCCATACCGGCACCGGCACTTATGCATCTTGGACGGTCAACGTGGGCGGCACGGTTCCGCTTCAGTCCGTTGAATGGGGCGAGGTGCTCGGCGTTTTGGGTGACCAAAGCGATCTCGCCACGGCGCTAAACTCCAAGCTGGAACTCTCCGGCGGGGTGCTCGACGCTAACGCCACGATCACGGCTTCGACGTCTACGGTGAACTCGCTCTTCGCGGGCGATGCCTTCGGCGTCGAGCTGACGGCAAACCCTTCCCAGAACGCCAGCCTTCAGTATGACGGCGTCCATGTGCAGAATATTGCGGGCACTATGCTGGTCACGGCCTCCGGTATGACGTTCCCTGACGCGACGACTCAGAGCACGGCTGGCCTATCTCCGTCCACCGCGGCATCGACGTACGCCCCCAAGGCGAGCCCTGCCCTGACTGGGCTCGTAACCATCACGGACAACAGCAATTTCAACGCGCTGACCATTACTCAGTCTGGCGGAGGAAACATCCTTGTCCTCAAGAACGGAGCGAGCGATACGAACCCGCTCTACGTTACTCCAACTGGTAAGCTCATTGTGCAGGCTTCAGAGACCGACTCCGCCGGCCTGCGCCTGCCTTCGGGCACCGCCCCGAGCGCGCCATCTGAAGGAGACATCTGGTACACCTCGCCAGACCTTAAGATTTATGCCGGCGGCACGACCGAGACGATTGCTGAGCAGTCTTGGGTCTCGACCAATTACGCCCCCAAGGCCGACGCCGCCCTGACTGGCAACGTCACGATCACGACGGACTCGGCCTCCCCTGCCCTGGTCATCGTACAGGATGGCGTCGGCGACATCATCCAGTTCAAGGACGTAACCTCCGACACGACCTACGCCCTAATCGACGCCAACGGCAAAGTCAGCACCATCGCCTCGACGACCACGAACGCTGGATTCAACATCCCGCACGGCACGGCTCCGACGACCCTCGTCAACGGAGACATCTGGACGACGACTGGCGGCCTGTTCATGCGCCAGAACGGCGTATCACAGCAGTACATGAGCCTGGGCGAGACCCAGACCATCTCAGGCACGAAGACGTTCTCAGCTTCGTCTCTGACGTTTGGCAACTCGACGGCGGCTGGCACGATTAACATCGGAACTGGTGCTACCGTCTCCGCTTCTACCAAGGCTGTAAACATCGGAACGGCTGGGGCCTCTGGCTCGACGACCAACGTCATCATTGGCTCCTCCGTCGCTGGTGCTGGATGTAACGTCACGGTCAACGGAGTGTTCACGACCACCGGAGGCACCCAGACGATCAACAACGGTACTGGCGCCACGACGACCAACATCGCTACCGGTGCGACTATCTCCGGCTCCACCAAGGCGGTCAACATCGGTACCGCTGGGGTAGCTGGTTCGACCACCAACATCACCATCGGTTCGACTACCGGCACCTCGACGACCACGCTCCAGGGAACGACCAACGGCGTCACGCAATCCGTCGGCACGAACAATACGACCCTTGCGACCACGGCCTTCGTCCTGGCTAACGCTGGCGGAACTTACGCGACTGTTGCTCAGTCCCGAGCCGGAACGAGCACGACCGTCGCCCAGAACCCGAACACGTCTCTCTGGCAGGCGATGCATCCGGGCATGATTGACATCTCCCACCTCGACCTGACCTACACGGCGACAGGCACGATGGGAACGACTGGTCAGGGTTTCCTTGTCGGCCGCATGACGATGGGAACTGCTGGAGCTGCGAGCGCTAACTTCCGAACATTCGGCACTTCCCAGATTGACCAGTCTTATGCGCTGATGTCGAAGGGCTACCGCTCTTACATCGACTTCTCCAAGTTCACTTGGTGCAGCGGCCGTTTCTACATGGAGGATGCCCCTGTCGATCCGCTTGTCACAGCGGCATTCTACTACGGCAAGGCGAGTAACAGCACGAACGGTGACCTTGCCCGCAAGGGTTTTGGTTGGAAACTCACCGGCAACGCCACGGCCTCCCTCCGTAACCCTGTCCTCCAGGTTCACAACGGAACGACATTGACGAACGTCACCTCGACATTCGCCGCCGTCGCTCAGGTTTACTGGGATTGGGACATCATCTCGGACGGCGCGGGCAACGTCACACTTTACATCAACGGCACGCAGGTCGCCACGACCTCGGCTGGACCTACTGGCGACACCTCCTACTCTGGCACGGCCCCGGTCATCTGGAATGAAGAATTACTAAGCACCGGTACTACTCTTGGATATGGTGCTGTCTTCGGTCGTGGCCGCATTTACGTCGCTCCCTAATCATGCGCTACACCATCAACACTTCCGGCCTCCTGATCTCCGACTGGCAAGCCCTTCGGATTGCCATCTTCGGCGACGCCCAGCCTATCTTCGAGCAGTTCGGCGGCGGCGCTCCCTACGTCGTCGAGTTCTCCGAGCCTGTCACGCCGAAGGACATCAGCCCGCTCATCAAGGCCGAGCCCATCATCTCCGAATAACCCATGCTCTACCTCCTCGCCCTCCTCATCGGCTTCGTCGCCGGTGCCCTCGTCTTCCGCAAGCACGCCGCGAAAGCGTCCGAACTGGAAGCCAAGGGCAAGGCCGCCCTCGACGCCCTCAAAGGCCGCTGACGCCGTGCGCTCGCTCCTGGTCATCGCCCTCTGCCTGACCGGGTGCGCCGCGTCCCGCTCGCCCCTCCCCGAGCAGCCGAACGCCCCTACCTCCGAGGCCGTCGTCCAGACCCTCGGCAAGGAATGGGACAAGGCCGACCAGAAGGTCGCCGCCTCCATCACCATCGCCCGCGAGATGGCCGACAAGCCCGACGTCGTCCGAGGCGAGACCACCGTTGCCCTGTCCTTCCTTCCGCCCGCCACCCCGGAGGAACTCGCCCTCGCCCGCCAACGTGCGAACAACCCAGCCGACCAAAAGGCTTACGGCGACGCGGTCGAGTACGGCAAGAAGCTGCTGGCGAAGATTGACGCCGACTGGGCGAAGGTCGAAGCCCAGCAGAAGGAAGCCCTCCGCGTCTCTCAGCTGAAGGATGCCCGCATCAAGGAACTCACCGCCGAGGTCGAGCGCGTGAAGCAGGAAGCCTCGAAGAACATCTGGACGCTGACCGGGGCTGGGCTCGCCGTGATCGGTGCGCTCGCCTTCGCCTTCGGTGGCGGCCCCCGCGTCGGTCTGCCCCTGCTCCTCTGCGGCGCCTTCTGCGGGTCGGTCCCCTTCATCGTCGACAGCCCCTACTTCCTCTGGGTCGCCATCGGCACGGCTGCCATCGCCTCCGGCCTCGGCCTCTGGTGGCTATGGGACAAGGTGCACGACGCCGTCCAGGACAAGAAGGACGAACAGGAAATCACCAAGGACGAATGAGCGCCGCACCTGTTGACCCGGAGTCCATCCCGAAGGAACTGCGTGACGGTGTGGTCGCCTCAATCATCGGAGGCATGGCCATGGCCGCCCGCCTTCTCCTCTCGCAGGAGAAGCACTCCTGGGGCTGGGTCGCTCGCCGCGTGCTCGCCGCTAGTTTGACCGCAGTCATCGTGGACGCGGTCTGCCATGACTACATCTCCTCTTCCGGCCTGCGTATCGGAGCGGTGGGCGCCGTGGCATACTGCGCCCCCGAAGCCCTCGACGCCCTGCTCCGCTGGGTCAAAGCCCGGGCCGAGCGTGAGGTCGAGAAGGTTTCCAAGCCTGCCAAGCCCAAGCCCAATGGCAAAGCCAAGCGAACAACCAAGCGCAAGTGAGGGGAACCTCGTCATTGCGGTCTGCCTGCTGGTGACCTTCGCCGGGGTGGCCGCGTTCACCTCCGCTTGGACGGCGGGGTTCGTCCTCGACCAGCTGCAGAACACGGAGGCCATGGCCATGATCGTGACGGACGGCGGGAAGATTAAGTCCGACTCCCTATCACTGGAGCAGAACCTGTCCTCGGCCACCCTAGCCCTGCAGTCCGTCCGAGACCTAGGGCTGGCTCTGTCGTTTGGATGCCTTGCCGTGGCCGTGGCGGTGGGTATCAGGGTCTGGCGGGGTAGACGGCAGGGTTGACCGAGAAGCCCCCTTCCTAGGGCATCCTAGTCGGGGCTTGACGGCAGGGGGTGTGGAGGGCATACCTTGCCTATCCCGCACAACCATGACCGACCCTAACTCCGACCTCTATTCCTTCATTTTCAACATGATTGAGAGCCAGCCGCACTTCCGCGTCGGCGCTCGCAAGCCTGCCAAGGCGCCGCTCTCCCCGGCCATGCTGGCCAAGCCCTACAAGGGCATCCTCCCCGAGTCCTACGCGGTCGAGCCGAAGATTGACGGCGTCCGTGTGATCGTGGAAGTCTGCCGCGAGACGCTGGCCGTGGCGTTCAAGACCCGCAACGGCAACCCGCTCAACTCCCTTGCCCACCTCGGCGAGTGGTTCAGCGACACCGCTGGCAAGCACGGCGTGTTCACCTTCGACTGCGAAGCCATCAGCGGTCAGGACTTCTACGACTCCGTCGGCGCTGTCCGTTCCAACGACCCTGCCGAGGGTGCGTTCCTCTGGCTGCTCGACCTGCCCGATGACGTCGGCACTTACCGCGACCGCCGTTCCCTGATGGCCAAGTTCACCTACGACAAGCGCGTCATGCTGGTCGAGTCCTTCGTCGGCATCTCCCCCAACGACGCCTTCCGTCGCTTCGTCTCGCAGGGCTTCGAGGGTGCGATGGTCAAGGACCTCGACGCTCCCTACTCGCAGGGCAAACGCTCCAACGCCTGGTTGAAGGTCAAGGCCGTGGACGCCGAGGACTGCCCGGTGGTCTCCGTCCATGAAGGCGAAGGCCGTCTGGCCGGCACGATGGGTCACGTCGTCGTCGAGAACAACGGACGCCTCGTCCGCGTCGGCGGCGGTTTCACCGACGAGCAGCGCGCCACGATCTGGGCGAACCGCGACACCGTCATCGGTTCCTACCTCGAAGTCACCTTCCAGTCCAAGACGCCCGACGGCTCCATGCGCCACCCGCGTATCCGAGGCGACAAGTAATTCCCCCGCACATGAACAACGCAGAATACCACGCCCACATCGGGGTCAGCAATTCCACGCTGTCCCGCTTCCTTCAGTCCCCACGCCTCACGCGAACGCCCCTCAAGCAGACGCCGTCGATGCGATGGGGCACCCTCGTCCACACCTTCCTGCTGGAGCCTCAGCTCGTCACCACCGACTGGGCCGTCATGCCCGAGGGTCTCGACAAGGGCAAGGGCGCCAAGGAGCGCAAGGAGCAGTTCGCCCTGGACTCCGCTGGCAAGGAGGTCGTGAAGCATGAGGAGTACGAGTCCCTCGTCGCGATCCGTGACGCAGTCTACGCCGACGAGTTCGCCGGTGCCCTGCTGTCCGACAAGGGCAACAAGATTGAACAGTCCTACTTCTGGAGGCACCAGCCCACCGGCTACGAACTGCGCTGCCGCCCCGACTTCCTCCGTCCCGACGGCATCCTCGGAGACTTGAAAACGTCAGCCTCCATCAACCCGCGCAAGTTCAACTCTACCTTCTTCGACCTTGGCTACCATCGTCAGTCCGCCATGTACGGCGACGGCATCGAGGCCAACCTCGGCACCCAGCCCAGCCAGACCGTCTACGTGGTGATCGCCGGAGACGAGGCCCCCGAAATCTTCGTCCAGTGCTTCGCGGTTCCGGCCTACGTCATCGAGACCGGGCGCCGTCATTACAACGAAGGCTTGCAGAAGATGAGGGCTATCCAAGACAAGTACGGCGACGACCCCGCCCGCTGGCCTACCAAACTCACCGATGGCGTCATCGACATCGAACAACCCGCTTACATCCGCTAACATGAGCAACACACCCGCACTCCCCCCGAAGAACACCATCGAGCTCGTCCGCTCCGCCGGACTCCAGGAGCAGGTCGCCAAGGCCCTGCCCAACGCCGACGACGCCAGCCGCTTCATGCGCTGCGTCATCACCGCCTGCAACAAGAACCCCAAGCTCTGGGACTGCACCAAGGAATCCGTCGCCTCGGTCATCCTGCAGGCCGCCCAGTGGGGTCTGATGCCGGACGGCCACCACGCCCACCTCATCCCCTATGGCAACGACGCCACCCTGCAGTTCGACTACAAGGGCATCCTTGCGCTCGTCATGCGATCGGGCGAAGTGGCGCACATCCACGCCGACATCGTCTGCCAGAATGACAAGTATCGCTTCAACCTGGGCAAGGTCGAGGAGCACGTCGTGGACCTGTCCAAGGACCGGGGCGAAGCCTACGCGGTCTACGCCATGGTCCGCTTCAAGGACGGAGAGACCGCCGCGATCCAGATGAGCAAGGCCGAGGTCGAGGCCATCCGCAAGGCCAGCCGCTCCGGCTCCTCTGGTCCGTGGGCCACCTACCCCATGGAGATGTGGAAGAAGACCGCCTTCAAGCGCCTCGCCAAGTGGCTCCCCCGCCTGCCGCGTGACGTCCAGGAGGCCATCCGCAAGGACAACGAGGCCGAGTACGGCCAGCGCACGGTCGAAGGCCAGCCGGTCCAGCCCGCTGCCGAAGCCGTGAAGGAGGCCGTCAAGAAGGCCAAGGCCGCCGAGCCGACCGAGGCCGCACCCCAGGGCGACGAGCCCATCGACATTTAGGCTGACGCAGGAGTGCCGTGTAGCCGGGGCGACTCTCGCAAGGGGGTCGCCCTTATTGTTTGCGTAGGTGCAGACGCATGGCGACAACATAGCCCCATGGGACGCAAGCCCAAGGTGCCGAAGGTCATCGTCCGTCCGTTACCGGGCGACACGGCGGGCCTCGCTTGCAAGAAGGACAACACCATCGAGATAGATCCGAACATCGTCGGAGCGAAGGAGAACCTGCGCGTCCTGCTCCATGAGGGTCTGCACCTATCAGATTGGAAAGCCCGAGAGCCGAAGGTTGACCGCGTATCGCGGGAACTGACCGACCTGCTCTGGTCGCAAGGATACCGTAAGACTTCCCTATGAAACACGTCCTCATTCCAATCGCTGGTTTCGCACGCGCAGGGAAGGATTCCCTCGCCGACGCCATCTTCGAGCTGCTCGAACAAGACGAGCCCGAGTATTCGGTCATCGTCCTCAAGTTCGCCGACGCGCTGAAAGAGTCCCTGCAGCTCTCGCTCGACGAGGCGGGCGTGAAGATCGATGTCTTCACCGAGGACACCCAGAAGAAGGCCGCCCTCCGTCCCCTGCTCGTCGCCTACGGTGAGTACTGCCGAAGCCAGAACCAGAACGTCTGGGTCGATAAGGTCATCGAGCACATCGACACCTGGACGGAAGAGACCATCGCCGAGTCAGGGTCCATGGGTTCGGTCATCCTCATCCCCGACCTCCGCTATCTCAACGAGTACCGCAAGCTCGAGTCCATCTGCGTCAAGAAGGGCTGGGTCTTCGTCCCGATCTACATCGAGCGCGAAGGCAACCTGCCTGCCAACAACGCCGAGGCCGACTCCATCGGGATGATGGCCGCACACGGTTGCTTCAGCCGCGACAACGCCCTGCAGGTGTGTTTCCCGGATAACTCCGTCGAGGCCATCCGCCAGTGGGCTCGCAAGTTCACCCAGTCCATGAGCCTCTACCGATGAACATCACCCGGAAGTGGAAGCGGTTCGCGGTCGTCAGTTGCTCGCATGGGCATCTCATCGACCCGGCGGCAGGCAAGGCCGTCACGGATTTCATCAAGGCTTTCCAGCCTCACCGCTTCGACCACGCCGGGGACTACACCGACCTCTCTCCCATGATGGGCGGAGGCAAGGGCGACGGCGACCCGCTCGGCCCCGACGTCGAGGAGGGGCTCGCCTTCCTTGAGCAGCTGAAAGCATACAAGGACCTCGAACTCGTCATCCATGACGGCAACCATGAGGTCCGCCTGCGCCGTCTCTCCCAGTCATCCAACCAGGTAATCGCCGAGTGCGCCCGCCTGCTGCTCGTCCAGATTCAACAGCACTGCCTCAAGCTGAAGGCAAAGCAGATTCCCTACAACGGCATCTGGGAAGGCTCGCGCATCGGCAACGGCCTGATCACGCACGGCTCCATCTACAACGAGAACGCCTGCCGAGACATGGCCGAGATGTACTGCAAGGGCGGCGTCTCCGTGGTCATCTTCGGACATACCCATTCCCCGGGCATCGCCAAGGGTCGCCGCGACGACTCTCCCCTGGGCATCAACGTCGGCACGCTGACCCGCATGGGTTGCATGGACTACGCGAACACCCGGAGAAAGACGTTCTCATGGGGTCAGGCCATCTGCTACGGCGAGTACTCGGACGACCTCATCGTGCCTACCCTCTACGTCCACCCGCAGGAACTGGCAGGCCAGCCGTGGCGCATCAACGTATGAGCAACACCAGCAAACTGCTCGCAGTCCTTATGCGCGAGCTCAGCGCCGAACCGTCCGCCCGCGACTACTCTCCGCCGAAGGGCTGGTCCACCGTCGAGCAGATCAGGGACGAGCTGCGCATGGCCCACACCCGCAACGCCTCGACCAGGGCTTATGACCTGTACCGCCGAGGGATGCTCGAACGCCAGCCCCATCAGTTCAAGGCCAAGACAGGCCAGTGCCATAAGGCTTACATCTACCGCCCGGTCCCGCCCTACGTCTCCATCCGTGAGGCCAGCGAGCGCCTGTTCGACCACCGCGCCGACAAGGTGCCGAAGGGCTGGGTCCGTATCGTGGACTATGCCCACGCCGCCAACGTGTCCGACGTCGCCATCCGCTCCCGCGTCGCCCGGGCCGGCCTGAAGCCGAAGTACTGGAAGACCCCTCGCGGAATCATCGGCCTGCACCTCAACGCTTTCTACAAGAAGTCCGACCTCGACCGCGCCATGCGCAAACGGTAAGGGCCACCCTTGCGGATGGCCCGAAGCCCGAACTGCCCTCAGTTGCGATCCCGCACAATTGATATTGTCCGGGCCTCGCCTGTTACCTTGCGACGGCAGGGCGTTTTGGCAAGCCCCAAGCCAGCGTGTTGACCTGCCGCGCCTTGTCGAACTTGGCAGCAGGAACCTCCGCCCACTGGAAACCGTACCGAGCGAACCCAGTCCAGCCGAGGTTCCAAGCCAGCCAGATCTCCCCGGGGAACGGCTGTCGACCCATCTCATGGGCGAGCCGTACCTTGAGCACGGTCAGCCAAGTGCGGGCGTACTCCCGAGCCTTGGCGGGGATGGCCGCGTCAGCATAGGGGTAGACCGGGAGGCCAGCCTTGCGCCTGATGGCGGAGCAATCCTTCCACGCCACGGAGTGCCACTGAAGGCATCCGAGGGCCTTGCCGCCGTCTCCCTTGGGGGTCTTGGCGCCACGGCCAGAGGACTCGACCTGCTCGACGGCTTGGACGATGGGCTCTGGGACGGCCTCAGAGGTCAGCAGGGCGGCGGAGAGGGCTAGTATTAGGGTCATAGGGGCGGGCGGCCTTGGCGGGCCACGGAGGGGGTCAGATTGAGGCGGCGGTAGGTCGCGTACAGGGTGTGCCTAGAGACCCCGCTGGTCTCGGCGAGCTGCGGGACGCTCAACCCTTGGGCATGGGCGGCTAAGACGAGGTCCTTGACCGACCCCTTCACGCGGCGCTCACGCAGGAACGGCAGACCGAGCTGCTTGATGGCGTAACGGACCGAGCGGAGGTTATGCCCGGTAAGGTCGGCCACCATCTGGGCGGTCAGGAACGGATGGGCCGTGGCGATCGCCGCGTCCTTCACGGCGCCGTACTTAGTCCGAGATTTCGATGTCATCGGATGCGTCTTTGATGGCTCGCGTAAGGCCGGGTACGTCGAAGGGGTCAATCTCATCTCCGTCCAGGTCGAACACGGCGACGATGTCGGTGGACTCCCAGTCGAGTTCCCAGTGGCCACGCTTCTCGGTGCCGAAGGCATGGTCGAAGGAGTCGTCCACGTACACGGCCTCGCCGTCGAGGATGACCTGGTACTCCTGCTTGCGGTGCTTGACCGTCAGTTCGTACTCAGCCACGGCGCTTACGCTTGGCGGGTTTGGACATGGACTTGAGGAGGCGGGCTGGCAGTTGTTCGATGTCCCGCTTAATCACGGCGATGTCATACTGCTCCTTTGTGACCTGCTTGCCGTCTACTTCGTAGGTCGTCACCTTGTCGTCCTGGCGTAGAGGCGCGGCTTCCTTCGGGTCGTAGTAGTAAGTCGAGCCGAGCGCGGCCCAGTCCGTGGCAGGCTTCTCCTTCTGGAGGACCTGACGGATCAGGTCGGTCACGGCCTTATCGGCCATCGCCTTGAAGGCGTCGCGCTGGAGTTCGACCTCGGCAAGGCGTAGCCGGAGGCGGGTGATTTCATCGTAGTCGTTCATTTGGTACGGAGTTTAGGGAGTTTGCGGTATTGGCGGTAGGAGTGGATTGAGTTCACGTCGATGCGGAAGCGTTCGGCGGCCTCGGTGTAGGTGGCGTCGTGGGCGAGCGCCCATTCGTAAGCCTCGCGGCCCAGCTCGCTGGCGGTCTTGCCGGTCTTGGGCTTCTTGCCCCTCGGCTCGACAGGCTTGCGCTTGTCGGTCGGCCAGCAGCCGAGCGCCTTGAGCATAGCCCTGGTCTGGGCGGCCTTCTGGTAATGCTCCTGAAGGGCGGCTTCGCGGATCGGGACGAACTTGTCTATCAGGTCGTGCAGTTCGCCGATGCCTGAGCGTGGGTTGTAGGGCGTGGTCATTTGGTAGGCTTGAAGACGTTAAGGCTGAAGAGGTATTCCCAGCGCTTGCGGTGCTCGGCTAGACGCTCCTCGACGACCTTGCGCTCGGCAGGGGTGAGAGCCTTGAGGCCGGGACGGCTACGCTCGGGGCGGCGTTTCTGCTTAGGCATGGGGCGGGTTCTCCTTGGCGGGTTTGTTCTCGCAGATGCGATACCTTCCTCCCACATTGGAAAAGGTGTAGCATCCGCAAGGCTTACCCTTCCGGCATCGGCGTTCAGTCCACTCAAAGCAGGAAAGGTAAGACCAAACGACATAGAGCAATGCTCCACCAGCCGCACCGATGATGAACCATTCGGCGCTCACGACTGCTTGCCCTCCTTGGCGGCGTTCCAATACGCCATCATCGTCAGAGTAAGTTTTTCAAATGCGTCCTTATTTACCTCGATTGCAAACTTGGTAATATATCCAAACCCATTCTTTTCCTGTTTTCCATCTTCGGTCAGTCGCAGGATAGATGCCGGGTCTATGTAATACTTGGTCAGCCGCTCGACCTCTGCCTTGAGGCGCTTGATGTCATCCTTGGCCAGTTCGGCGGCGTAGAGGTAAGCCGTCAGCGGATCGGGCTGGTACTTCAGCTCTTTCACCTCGGCCTTGAGGCGGGCGTAGTCCTCCCATGACACCCAGCCGCCGTCGGCGCTGAAGACCATGTCGTGGGCAGGGTTGACCGGCTTGAATCGTAGGGGCTCGCTCATCGGTTCAGAGGCTTCCAGCCGCCCTTGTTCGCGGTCTCGTCCCATTCGGCCACGGCCTTGATGAGGAGTCGCTGTAGTTCGCCGCCCTCCTTGACCTCGGGCATGGCGGCCAGCGCCTGGACGTATCCGGCGAGGGCCTGCCCCTTGAGGTTCATCTGGTAGAGCTGCTCGCGGAGCTTCGTGATCTCGGCCTCGCAGTTGGCCACCGCCTGGTCGGCGAGTTTGAGGGGAATCATGTTGCTCATAGGAGATAGAACGAAGCGGTGCCGCGCTTGACCTCGGTGACGATGCGGACCGTCTCCGGCTCGCAGTGCTTGAGGGCTTCGGCGGCGGAGGACTGGAGCATGGTCTTGGCGCGGGCCTCGTCGATGTCGCGGGCCTTGAGCAGGCGCTGGACGTGCTCGACCTCGGTGGCCATGTAGCGCGTGGCGATCTGGTGAGGGGTGAGGACGTAGGTCACGACTGGCCTCCTTTCTGTTCCGGCTTGTCCTCGCATACGCGATATCTTCCTCCTACATTGGAAAAGGTATAGCATCCGCATGGCTTACCTTTCCGGCATCGGCGTTCAGTCCACTCGAAACAGGAGAGGTAAGACCAGACGGCATAAAGCAAGGCTCCTCCGGCCGCACCGATGATAAACCATTCGGCGTTCACGACTGCACCTCCTGGTTGTTGAGCCGCTTGCAGTGCATGATGGCATCCTCTGGGTCTTTGTAGCAGACGAACTCCTTGGAGGGACCATCATAGAGCAAGGTCTCTCCAATCATCACGCTATCCCCATGGCGTCGGAAGCCGCGTTCTTCTGCGTCGTGATCCTTGAAATAATACCGACGCTCAGTGCCGGGCAGGCCAGAGACAAAGACAGACCAGCGGGGGCGCTTATGCACCTTGCCAGCCAGCAGGTCATCCTGCCTGTCGCAGAGCGAGCGGAGGGCCACGGCGTTCTTGTGCAACTGACGGCAGACCGTCCAGGGGAAGAGCCACCAGAGGCGGGGGAGGGAGTCGGGTTTGACGATGAGCATGGGATCGTATGGGCGGTGGGATGGGTCAGGCATTAGCGGCGCTTGGCCATGTAGGTGATGGACATCTCGCCGGACTCGTCGCTGAAGGTCACGTCCAGCGTGATGCGTCCGAGGGTGATGCCGAAGAAGATGGCGCCGCCGTCGCAGGAGATGCCCGGCGTGGCCTTGAAGTCCGCGATGGCGGTCTCGACGTAGCCGATGACCTCCTCCTGCGGCTTTTCGGCGTCCTTCATCAGCTGGGCGCCGTCGATGTTCTCCAGCAGGTTGACCAGGGCGTTGCGTCCGAGGTCGTCGCGGTGACGCGGCTGGGGGTTCGGGATGGTGGGTTTCTTGGCCATGGGATCAGTGGTTGTCGATGATGGTGAGGAGGGAGGGGAAGGTCGGGTCGAGGAAGACCGCGAGGGCGCAGCCGATGACCGTGGCCCAGAAGAGGATGGCGAACAGTTTCATGGTCTTATCGGTTGCCGAGGGTGTGACCGGCGACGCTGGCATCGACGGTCTTCTTGCCGCCGTTGTGTTCGGCGATGGCACGCTGGATGGCGCGCTCGACGTAGCGGTCGAGGGCGTCCAGGTACTCGGTGGAGGTGCGCTTACCGGCGGCCTTGATGGCCTTACGGATCGCGGCGGTCTTGATGTATTGGGTGCTCATGTTGTGCGGGATTGCTCGGTCACACTGGCGGGCTGTCTTCCGCTGTAAACCACAAAGCGTTATAATTCTCGCAACTAATTGGAATGACCCTAACGTGGCCCCCTCCCGCACGTGTTCGACCTCCGACCATACCAGCAGGCCGCCGTCGATGGCGTCCGCGACTCCTTCCGGGCAGGCCGCCGCCGCCCCCTGCTCGTCGCCCCTACAGGCTCCGGCAAGACCGTGATGTTCTCCTACGTCACCGCCAGCGCTGCGGCCAAGGGCAACCGCACGCTCATCCTCGTCCACCGTGCCGAGCTCCTGGAGCAGTGCCACCGCTCACTCGACTCCATGCAAGTCCCGCATGGCCTCATCGCCGCAGGACTCACGCCCGACCGCTCGCAGCTCACGCAGGTCGCCAGCGTGCAGACGCTCGTCCGCCGGTTCGACCGCGTCATCCCTCCCGACCTCATCGTCATCGACGAGGCGCATCACGCCACCGCAGGCGCATGGGCCTCCGTCCTCCAGCAGTATCCGCAAGCCCGCGTGCTCGGCGTGACAGCCACGCCCGCACGGCTCGACGGCAAGGGCCTCGGCCAAGTGTTCGACGACCTGATCCGTGGGCCCGAAGTGTCCGACCTCATCGACAAGGGCTTCCTCGCCCGCCCTGTCTACTACGCCCCGAAGACCGTAAGCATGGACGGCGTGCATAAGACCGCCGGTGACTTCAACCGCGCCGAGGTCGCCGAGCGCATGGACAAGCCGACCATCACCGGCGACGCGGTCACCCACTACCGCAAGTACTGCGACGGCCAGCCCTGCGTGGTCTTCTGCACAGGCATCAAGCACGCCGAGCACGTCGCCCAGGCGTTCAACGCGGCAGGCTATCGATTCAAGGTCATCGACGGCACGCTCTCCAAGGAGGAGCGAGCCAAGCGCGTCCTCGACCTGTCGTCCGGCAACCTCAACGGCCTCGTCTCCGTTGACATCGTGTCAGAGGGCTTCGACCTGCCCTGCGTCTCCGCCGCCATCCTGCTCAGGCCGACCGCGTCACTGTCCCTGCACCTCCAGCAGATCGGGCGAGTGCTACGCCCTGCTGCCAACAAGCCCCGCGCCGTCATTCTGGACCACGTGGGCAACTGCAGGCGGCATGGCCTCGCCGAAGAGGTCCGCGACTGGTCGCTCGACGGCATCAAGCGCCGAGCCAAGCGAGGCCCGCAGGACGACGTGGCCGATACCCGCCAATGCCCGGAGTGCTTCGCCGTGCACACGCCCAGCCCGACCTGCCCGCAGTGCCTCCACGTCTACGAGATCAAGGACCGCATCCCTGACGTGGTCGATGGCGAGCTCGAAGAGCTGAAGGCCCGCGAGGCCGTCAAGCAGCGCAAGCGGGAGCAGGGCACCGCGCAGACGCTTGAGGACCTCATCAAGGTCGGCAAGGCTCGCGGCATGAAGAACCCATACGGCTGGGCTCATAACGTGTTCAAGGCACGGCAGAAGAAATGAGCGAGGCCGCCATCCAGCAGGACATCCGACTAGCCCTGGGACAGCATCCTGGCATCCGGGCTTTTCGGAATAATTGCGGCGCATACAAAGACCCACGCTCGGGACGCCTCGTCCGTTACGGCCTAGCCACCGGGTCGGCTGACCTGATCGGCTGGCAGACCATTACCATCACCCCCGACATGGTCGGCCAGAGGTTCGCCCGCTTCCTATCCATCGAGGTCAAGACCCCTACAGGCCGCCTATCCCCCGAGCAGGAGACCTGGCGGGCGGCTGTCCTAAAGGCCGGGGGCATCGCGGTCGTGGCCCGCTCGGTCGAGGACGTTCGTTTTCTGGTTGCCTGACGGTCACCCCGACGACACCTTGTGCCATCCCGCACCCTATGGCACCTCGTCTTGACTTCGCTTCCATCAACAACGCCGCGCTCGGCTCCCTCGAATCCCTCTGCTGTGAATGGTTCCCCGCTGGCAAGAAGGACGGCCATGAGTTCAAGGTCGGCTCCGTAAGGGGCGAACCCGGCTCCAGCCTCTCCATCAACCTCACCACCGGCAAGTGGTGCGACTTCGCAGGCGACGACAAGGGCTCCGACCCGATCAGCCTCCTCGCCGCCATCCGTGGCTGCAAGCAGGGCGAGGCCGCCCGCGAGCTGAGCGAACGCCTCAACCTCGGCAACCTCACGGCCACCGCTCCCCGCGCCGAGTACGAGTCCAAGCCGTCCGCCGCCTCCGAGTGGGAACCGCTCCCCCACGCTCCCGACGGCTGCCATGAGCCCGACCTCAACCACTACAAGCACGGCACGCCTGTCGCCACTTGGACCTATCACACCGCCGAAGGGCACCGCGTCGGCCTGATCTGCAGGTTCAACCTCGCCGACGGCTCCAAGGAAGTCCTTCCCATCACCTGGTGCCGCCACGTCTCTGGCCGCGAGGGCTGGCGCTGGCGCTCATTCGCCAAGCCCCGCCCGCTCTACGCCCTGCCTCGCGTCGTCGCCAGCACCGGCTGGGTGCTCATCGTCGAGGGCGAGAAGACCGCCGACGCCGCGCAGCGCCTCATGCCTCACCTCGCCGTCACGACCTGGTCGGGCGGCTCCAAGGCCGTCAGCCTTGCCGACTGGTCACCCCTCGCCGAGCGTAAGGTGCTGTTCTGGCCAGATGCCGACGAGCCTGGACGCAAGTGCATCGAGCTCATCCGCAAGCAACTGCCCAACGTCCGCATCGTCGTTCCGCCCACCGGCGTGGCCGAAGGCTGGGACCTTGCCGACGCCGAGGCCGATGGCTGGACCACCGACCGAGTCCGCGCTCACATCAAGGGCGAGCCTGTCGCCCCGCCCGCTGCCGAACCGACCCCGCCCCCTCCCGAGGTGCTTGAGGCCATCGACTACGCCAACCTCGACGCCGCTCCCCTCCATGAGCCCGACCCTGTCACCGAAGAGCCTTGGCCGTTCCGCGTCCTAGGCCATGACGAGGGCGTTTACTTCTACCTGCCCGACTCCAGCCAGCAGATCGTCTCCCTTACCGCCAGCGACCACAAGCACCTGCCGTTCCTCCGCCTCGCGGGAGCCAACTGGTGGGAGACCCATTTCCCCGGACGCGAAGGCGCCGACTGGAAGGCCGCAGCCAACGCCCTCATCCAAGCCAGCCACCGCGAGGGCATCTTCGCCCCCCGCCGAGTCCGTGGCCGTGGTTGCTGGGTCGATGGCGAGCAGGTCCTGTTCCATGCGGGCGACCGCCTCCTCATCGGCAACCAGGAGCGCACCATCCCCTCTTGGCAGTCCAAGTGGATATACACCCAGGGCCAGCGCCTTGAGGCCGACCAAGCCGAGCCCATCTCCAACGCCGAGGCCGCCCGCCTCATGCAGCTCACCGACATGATGAACTGGAAGGAGCCCATCTTCTCCAAGTTCTTCGCAGGCTGGTGCGTCATCGCCCCCATCTGCGGCGTGCTCGGATGGCGTCCGCATATCTGGGTCAACGGCCCCTCAGGCTCCGGCAAGACCTGGCTGCTCAACAACATCCTCGACCCGCTCGTCGGTCGCCTAGCCCTCTCCGTCCAGTCCGCCACCACCGAAGCCTATATCCGTCAGCGCCTCAAGTCCGACGCCCTGCCTGTCGTGTTCGACGAGGCCGAGTCCGAGGACAAGCGCGGCCAGATGCGGATGCAGTCCATCCTCGAACTCGCACGCGCCGCCTCAGCCGAGACCGGCGCTGGCATCGGCAAGGGCTCCGCCTCCGGCAAGGCCCATGAGTACCAGATCCGTTCCTGCTTCGCCTTCGCGTCCATCGGCGTAGCCGCTCACCAGCGCGCCGACACCTCCCGCATCACCTCCCTCGAACTCTGCAAGGACAACACCGACGGAGGCCGCGAACGCTTCGAGCAGCTCAAAGCCCTATGGGCCGAGACCGTGGCCCGCCCCGAGTACGCCGAAGGCATCCGCTCACGCTCCCTGGCTAACGCCCTAAGCATCACCGCCAACGCCCGCACCTTCGCAAAGGCCGTCGCCATCAAGCTCGGCGACCAGCGCATCGGCGACCAACTCGGCGCTCTCCTATCCGGCGCCTTCTCCCTGACCAGCACCCGCGTGCTCTCCGAGGAGGACGCCACCGCTTGGGTCGATAAGCAGAACTGGCACGGCTTCATGCCCGACGAGGCCGACCAGGACGAAGTCCGAGCCCTCGCTTGGCTCCTCGATAAGTCCATCCGCTTCGAGCAGGGCGACCACACCTACACCCGCTCCATCGGCGAACTCGTACAGGCTTACTACTCCACCGAGGTCACCCTCGACGAGGCAGACAACCTGCGCCAGAACCTCATGCGCTCCGGCATCCGACTGGAGGACGACACCGTCGCCATCTCCAACCACCACCCCGCCCTCCGTACCCTGTTCATGGACACGTCCTGGGCTGACAAGTGGAAGGATCAGTTTGCAAGAGTACCGGGCGCGGCCCATGTGGCGGGCGTCCGTTTTGGCGCGTCGATACACCGAGCGGTCAGGATTCCGAGGTCGGCCTTCCTCGACTAACGGTCTGTTGCAACATTCCAGCCCTATCCTGCAAACGTGCTAAACGTCTGCAGTGGCAAGGCTTTACGTCTGCAAGTCGGTGTTTGCAACTTCCCCACGCTATAGCCCCCTTTATAGGAATGTCCCTCCTCTCTCCCCTTCTCCTCTCTCTCTCTATATATATCTATCTATATAGTTGTAGGTAGTAGTAGTAGTCGTCTGCAAGTCCGTTGCTGGTCAATGGGTTAAGGTGTTTGCAAGTCCTGCAAACGCCTGCAAACGGACGCAAACGCATCATGTCGGGTTATAGTTTCACTTTAAGCCATACCCGACCCTAAAACCTAGCCAAGTGGCCGAGACTCAGGACAACATCCCGCAGGAGCATCAGCGTGCCGTTGATGCCCACTTCGACTCCCTGTCTCCCAAGGCTCAGGCCAAGGCAAGGGCCAACGGCTTCAAGCCCTACCGCGAACTGCCTAAGTCCGGCGACACGGTCATGGAGCTCGATGAGGCACGCGCCTGCTATCGCATCAGACAGACCGACGGACCA